CGGTCGCTAAAACTGAGTTGTTGGTAATGCTTGTGAGTGTTAGTCTGAGAGTGGGTCATGAAGATTCCTGCTTTCTTGTTTAGCTAGCACTAACAAGAATAGGTCTTCATGGCCTTTATGGTCTAGTCGTCAGGGTGTTGCACTTGAATTGTAAACTGGGGACCCAGATGATTGCGAAAACGCATAGAAGTAATCGTAGAGCTCTTGCTCTGGTGATGTGATTTGAATCACCTACTTTGCTGCTTGTTTAAGCTGATTAATAAACTGCACTTTCTGATAAAGGAATGCAGGCTTCAATACAGGACGTGCCCGCATGAATCGAGTTCCATTTTCGGTGTATGGGTTGTATTCCATTGACATGCCAACTATGCCCGTTAGGCCGCCAGTTTCAAGCGATAACTTGATGCCGCGCTTTGTAGCACCAGTAGGATGAGCATACACGGTGCCGGTCATTTGCTGAGAACGAGTCTGGAGCTGTGCTGTCTGCTGCTTGACGATTTGCTTGACAACGTCCATCTTTGCTCGCCTAAGCAGACCCGCTACCAATTTGTCCATGCCTTTTATCTGCATGTTATAGCTGATGCTGGCTTTGCTCATTTCGTCTCACCCACAATCAAAGTAGCGTTTTGAAGCGGGACACGGTCAGTATTAAGGGCATAATGAGTCGCTTCATCATCAATCGTTAAATAGCTCCAATTGACGGTGATTGGCTCAACTAGTCGGATCACCTTTGCCTTTTGAGCATAGTTTCCGAATAGCTGAACACTCTTGTCGGTTCCCATGTCGGTGACGCTAGCAACTGTAGTGGCCATCTTTTTAACATCACCGTATTGATGTGTTTGCGGATTATATTCTTCATCATCAAGCCAGAATGTAACCTCATGATCTAACCGCATATAATCACCTCTCTGGATAGGCGGGAATGAAGACAACGGTACCGAGAGACTTGTCATTCTTCCCGTTGGCTTCTTTCCAAGCATTGATGTCGTCAGCAAAATCATCGAAGTCATTAGATTTGAACGTGAACGACTGGCCTTCTTGCTCGTATGACGTCATTCCTTCGTTCTTACGCCTGTTGTATCGTCGCACGCAGACTTCTAAGGCAATGTAGGCCAACTCACTAGGAAAGGACTCATCCGTTCGCAAACCGAGCTTAAATCGTAAGGCTTGTGTGGTATTTTTGATGATGAGATTAAGCACACCATCTTGTGCGTCAGTTTTGATTTCCATCATCGTCTTCAAATCCGCAAGTTTTATTGGATCGCTTTCTGCCATCACTTCACCGCCTTTATTGCTTGAGCGTACTTGTATGAGCACTTCAACTTATCAACGAAGCTAAGGTCATCACCAAACGGGACTCGATCGGTGTACTTGCCCTTAAAGAAAAGATCATGCATATCACCGGTAACACCAGCATTGTGCATGATCTTGGTTTCATTCCACCGCTTGACTGGATCGGTAGCCCAACAAAAATCGAGCTCATCACTGATGACGGGCCCAATGTTGAAATACATCATATTCCAGAGTTGCGCCCACATTTCAGCGGTCCATTTCTGGATATCGCTGTCGACTATCTGAAAGTAGTGCCACAGACGATTGCTATCTGCATATACCTTGTGCCAGTATTCTGCGGTTGGGTGATTGATGATCCACTGAGCACCGCCTGAGTTGTGGTTGATTGTCTCAAGTGAAGGTAACGTAACTCCGACAATATCAGCCATGCGAGCAAGGACTTGTTCACCATTCTTGCACCGCTTGATATAGTTTGAATTCAAATACCCATTTGTATCACTGCACAGCCACCGATCTGGGCGTGCTTTGAGCTTACGAAAATCCGGTCGCTTACGGAAAATGACATCACTGTCAAAGTAGAAGTATTCTTCGTTTTCACGGGACTTATCTTCAGCCAAGTATTGCCACCACAGCCAAGGCTTGACCGATGGGATATAGCTCTGGTCGCTCCGTAAGTCATTATAGGTATGCACCTCAACGCCATATTTGTCGGTCAGCCGCTGCGGAATGAAATCATCGTGTCGTGTAAACAGTAGCACAACATCGCGCAAGTCGAATCCGACACTTCTCAAATTGGTTAGGCAGACTTCTAGCTCCCATTCAAAACGCTTGATAGCGGGCTGGCACAAGATTAGTTTCATAGGCTAACCCTCTGATTTTGCCGTAGTAGTCGTGGTAGTCGTTGGAGGCGCTTCGGTAGTTGTTGTGGTTGTCGTTGGCGCTACTGTCGTTGTAGTAGTCGTAGTAGTTGTGGTGGTAGTTGGCTTTACCGTAGTAGTTGTGGTGGTAGTTGGCTTTACCGTAGTAGTTGTGGTGGTAGTTGGCTTTACCGTAGTAGTTGTGGTGGTAGTTGGCTTGACAGTAGTCGTAGTAGTTGTTGGCACAGCAAATGCCGGAACATCAGTCTTGTCAGACTCGCGATTATCGTCAGCAAAAGATACTTGGTAATCCCCCTTTGCAACTTTTGTTCCTGCTCCAAGCCCAGTCAAGGAAACAGACATGGACCCGACATCACCAGAAGCGATCTTTGTTCCATCCTTCTTGTAAAGGTTCAGTCGTTCCTTACTTCGATCTTCTCCCATAGTGTTCTCCTTTCAGCCGCCCCGCATGATCGCGGTACTGTGGTTTTCTTAGGCGACCATTAACTGGCTATTTAGCTGTAATGAGTGCCCCATCGCTAGTTGGGGTTGCGCTAACCCCGGATGGGGCTGTTATTTTGACGTGGTTGTGGTGGTTGTGGTAGGAACGAGCACTTTGGCTTGCAAGACGTTCTCAGCTTCTGGGAAGCTAGGAAGTGCAGTGGCTGCTGCCTTTTCCCACGTTGCGATTGGATCTTGCGTTGTCTCATAAACGGTGGCGAACACATTGCCAACAATGTCCTGTTGAACACCCGGAGTTGCGATCAGCCGGGACTCTTCAGGGGTAGGACCATAAACGGTTTGCCCGAGCTGGTCATCACCAAATGCTACCAATGTGTCTTCTGGGAAGTACCGTTCAACGGTATAGATACCGTTAGCTCCCTGCTTGCGGTACTTGGCATCATACGTAACAATGGTTGGCAAGCCGAACGACTGCATAACTGCATTGAGACTGCCAACACTAGGTAATAGGCCTGCTGTCTTGAAGTAGTCAGCAAATGCCTTGCTCCGAATCAGGGCAGTCTGTACCTTGGAAGAAGTCAGGATACGTGTTGGCACGTAGTCGAGTAGTGCAAACCAGTCTTGCAAGTCCTTAATCGGATCAGCGCCATCAGCATCCCAAGAAGTAGTTGCGGCAACTTGGTGTTCTTCTGGGACATGGTAATCAACATTGAAGTTGAGATTGTTCTCATTAATGGTGATCTTCCCAGTTGCCAAAGCCTCCATGCGCATCTTTTCAACACGTGCATAAACGCCTTGAACCAAAACATCCAAATCGTTGTACACAAGGCTGGTCAGGTAGCTCTGTTCAGCCGGCGTGCGCGGATTGCGTAATGCGATAAGGTCCTTTTCCTTAAGCTGCATCTTGCGTTTGATGTAGCCAAGTTCAGCGGCCTGAACGCTCGCTTCACGACTGCCAATCTCAGCTTCCGTATCGAATGCAGAAATAGATGCCACGATAGGCGTCTTAGACCCACCACGAAGAAATTCAAAATCCAATTGATTAATTTTGGTTGATGGGAACAAGGTGTCCCCAAGTAATTGCGGATACTGGCGGTTTTGAACGTAATCAAGAACCGTCTTTTGATTAAACAAGTCTAAAATAGCTGGCATAAGTTAATCCTCCTTAGTCAGAAACATGGCTGAATTTAATTTCTTTCAGCGCAGTGATGGCAGCAGCTGACGGCTTGACTGGCAAGCGGGCTGCATTCACATATCCTTCAACGATGACGCCTACCGGCTGAGGACCTTCGCTGACGTCAACATCATTGATGGTCACACCGACTGCCGTTGCATCGTTCTTTGGAAAGATAGAACCTGCTGGCAATACACCTTTCACGACACCATCAGTTGAACTGTCGGCTTGGCGAGTGAATGAAACGAATTTCTCGCTATCCAAGAAGTTGATCTCAGATGCGGTTACCTTTTTACCTGCGTACATAAAAGTACCTCCTTATTTTTGTTTCCATGGGTCGTTAACAACTTGGCTCTGCTGATTCCGTTGTTTAGCAAATGCCGCGCCCGGAGTCTCCACCTTTGAACCATGCGTTTTGGGTGTGCTTCCCTTAAGCAACTCTTGACGAACACCTTCAGCCACTGCCTGATCATGCGCAATGAGCCACTTTACATTCGCCTCAGTAGATTCTGCCTCTGGCGTTACAACGTGCTGCAAATCGTCCTCAGTGACTGTCAATTTGGCGTCCTCAAACATCGATCGAGCCTGTTTGCCCATCTCGTAGGTGGCAAGCTGTGACTTGAGTTCGTCTCGCTCTTTTTGAGCCTTTTCTAGCTCATAGTCTTTCTTCTGGTCGGCATTCATCTTGGCCAGCTTTGCAGCTTCGTCAACAGCAGCTTGCTTCTCCTTCTCGGCACGAGCAAGACGCTTTTTGACAATATCGTTTACCTGCTCATCGGTGTAGGTATGCTGATCAGAGCTTTCATCAGAACTATCTTGGTCATTTTCCGAGTCTTGAGCGTTGGTGTCATTGTCACTTTGAGATTCGTTGTTTTGCTGGTTCTCTTGACTACCGTCAGCACCAGTATCTTCAGCGAAAAATTGCAAATTCATCGGCATTAAAATCTTAGGAATCATGTTCAGAACTCCTTCCACAGCTTTTTAGACGGATCAGGCTTGTGTCTTAATTTACCGGAGCTTTTAGAGTCAATCACGCTTGGACTTGATGGTATAAAAATAGCCGCTAGCTGCGGCTTATAAAAGTCCTTTACGGCGTCATTCACGTCTGGCTTGTTTATCAACCTCGCGTTCGCTCGGCACCGCCAATTTTTCCGCAAGCAATTTACCATCTACCGAAAGCCCAGATGGTTCGTACGTTTCTTTAAAGATGTCAGGCTTGCACGGATAGAATTCGCCATTAACGCCCTTGATGATGTAATCGCCAACTTGAGCGGTCATAACGCCTTCAAGTGTTGGAATCTTCAAAACTGGGTTATCCGGATCTTCATATGACACGTTAACCGGATCTAATCCAAGGCCATCATTGATCTTAATTAGTGTATCTGGATCGTCAGTAAACTGAACAGCTTCAATTTCAACCGGCTTCTTACGATATTTCATGATTTCCTCCTAGATTAGAAACTGTATTCTTGCTTGATGTCGTCTATACCATGCACATTAGCAGCAAGTTTAATGACAACTTTGGTATGATCGCCGACCTTTGAATCGATGTTCATATCAATGACACCTTCAATACGTTTGCCGTTAAGATATGGGCCATCATCTTTCAGTTCAATAACGCTTAGGTGAGGACCTGACACGTTACCAGATGTCGATTTAGTGTCGCCGGTTAATGACAGTCCCATATAATTGGCAAGTGTCGCATTGTCGATTATCATCAGTTTGCCGTTGACATATAAATTGCCATTCTGAATGGTCACATTGTCATCGCATCGATTGTATGCGGTCAGGATAAGCGCTCCTAGCTCATAGTCTTTAATGCTATTAGCCTCTGCTGCCAAATTAAGCAGGCGCTTTTTAATGCTTTCACGCGTTTTCAAACCTTCTGATTTCATGACAGTACCTCCCTGACCAACTCTGGGTTCTGCTTGGCCAACATGCGAAGCGCATGTGCTAATCCGTCAACCATTGCCTCGTCATCGTTTTGCTGGTCGAACCCTCGCTCTTGCAGGATTGCGTGGATAATCTCATGTACTAAAGTGATTTTGGCCTCGTCCTCAGCCATACCTTCACATATACGGATACAAGCTTGCTTATAACGCGTTTCTCCCCAGTAATCGCCTTTTAAGTCTTCGCTACTTAGCTGAAGCTCTTTGTGACTGACCTCCTCAACCTTGTACTCGATATCATCAATCAACACTTTTTCCGGTAGCTTCATTGTTTCCTCCTAATCACCGTCTGATTCATCATCTGACACATATGCCGCAATGGAGCATCGGCAGTTGGGGTGAGCTGGAATATCTGGCACATCGTCTACACGATAAATGCCTCTACCAGTTCTGCCACCTTCTGAAATCTCCTTGCACACATCACACGCGCTTGGCTCAGCCACCCATTTGCAATAGTCATAGCCGAACTTATTGAAGCTATCTAATTGCGCCTGTGTTTGAATCCGAGCTGACTCAGTACGTGCAATTCGTTCTGTCACATAGCGGTGATTGTTCACCGTTTCTGCCACTTGACCGCGTAACTTGCGAGCAATCTTTAGTGGGCTCTGTCCTTGAATGGTGGCGGCAGTCAATAGCTCATCCAGTTCAGCTTTAAGAATGTCTTGGTTGATCCAAATGCGCTGTGAGAAGGTGTAATCTCCCTCTCGTTTGGAGAGCAATTTGGCTAAATCAGTGTAGCCGCCCTCAGATACCGTCTCTCCGAGTATTCCAGCTTGCCGTTTGATCTCGGATTGATAATCCTTACTCAGCTTGGAAACAAGATCGGCGTTCACTTTCATGTGTGCATCAAGCATTTCTTGACCAATCTCACTCTTGAGCATTTCTAAGCGATTAATGCGCATGGTAGCGTTGTATAGCTTGAGACGATCATTGACATCCTTGCTAAAGTCGGAATATTTGAGCGGTTCACCGTTGTACATCTTTCTAGCATCATCGACAATCGACTTTGCTTCCGCTTGATAAGCTTTAATATCGGTGGCCATTACTGCTTGACGCGCACCGGCCATACTGTCGTTGCTATATGCGGCATACTTGGCAAGCTCTGAATCAATATCCTTTTGAATGTTGGTTAAAGCTTTGTCAAAATATTCCTGAATTCGGGCATTGAACGCCTCGTCATTCTTAAGGTTCTCGACAATCCATTTCCGTTCAGCGGCCGTTCGCTTATTCCAGTAGGCAGAATTACTCGCTATCTGTTGCTGAGTCGTTGTTGTCATCATTGCTCCCTCCATCAGTCGAAGGCTTGCCGTCTGGGGTCAGTTCAAATCCTTTGCCCGCATCTCCCAGAATCTCGGCAGCTTTCTCCTCATCAAAGGGAAACGCGGAAGTAAGCATTTGAATAGCTGATTCTCTTGGCAAAGCATGTGAGGCAACCTGCTGCACGATTGAAATCATAGACGTGATCTGAGATCCATTAAGGCTTACTTGCTGAACAGTCTTAGCATCTGTACCGCTGGCATCGTCACCATTCATGAATTTCTGGAAGTCTGGACTTGATGGGCTGTTAGTAGCAGCGTCCTTTGCTTTCTGGGCAGTCTCGTCAGCAATACGTTTAATTTCAGCCTTAGGATCATCGACAAACGATAAGGTACTCAGCATGGTTTGATCTGATACAAGCCCTTTGAGTTTAGAAGCCGCGTCCGCTTCGTCGGTAATGTTCTCCGGAAGATTTCGCGTGAATGCGAAGTTAAGCTTTTGCCAGTCATCAGATTTACTTTCTGGAAGGATTGTCCCAACACTGAATGCAATCTTGTAAAGGGACCGGAGTGACTGTGTGAACTTACGATCTTGATTGGCCGCTAGGTTCCTCATTGGTAGCAATTTGTATTGCAATGCAACACCAGAGCTATTGCCGCTGAATGCTTCATCGTTCAAGTTTGCAACCATGCTAATCTGATAGATCATGCTGATGAGACGGTCAATGAGGTGTTCTTGAATGGCATCGCCATCAGGTTTGGTCAGAAATTCAGCTACGCCTTGAGCAGAATCAGCGTCTGGAGCATAGATGATTTGGTTGCCATTAAGATCGAGTTTGGGGTTGCCGTCATCGTCCTCATCGAGTTTCAGGCCTTTGAGAACCAAGTACGCATTGTCAAAATACTCATTCTGGTTCGCCTTCTGGCTTAGCACCTTGTCTAAAGCATTGATGAGCGTCTCAACGTTCTCAAAGATGCCTTGTCGCTCGGTGTTCATGAAGAACTCAACTGCTGGCACTTCACTAAATGGATTAAAGCCGTCTTTTCCTTCAAGGCGTGTCATATCAAGGCCGTATATGCCGTCTTTCAGATATACCTTTCCGGTCAACGTCTTGTCTTCATCATGCCAATACATGACAAACGCAATGGCTTTGTGCGCTACCGTGTCGTCATAGACAATGAATGAATTGATAGGCGAGCTGTATGCAATACACGTCTTGCTGTCTTCGTCCTGGTACAAAAAAGCAAGCGCCCGTCCGTAAATGGCTGCTTGCTTGCTGATCTCGCTTAATTTGTCCTGAACGCTGTTCGTATCGTTCCACTCTTGCAGCACAGTGTTGTCCTGTGTATTGTCGAGCGTGATCTTCGGTGGAATGCCAATGTAAAACCCATTGTAGGTATCCACGATATAATGAGCCAAGTTGCCAACAAGACGATTGTCTGGCCCATGATCCTTTTTCGCATCATCAATAATCTGATGCTGACCGAGGTACATTTTCTTTGCTGGAAGGTACTTGTTTTTAGCTAGATCATCATTGGCAGTAATAAACGCATTGATGTCATCGCCAGTCAGCTCTTCATCAGTCGGGAAAATAAACACATCTCCGTCTGTGATTGAGCCTTTCCCTTGAACTGTTAATATGATGGCCACCTCCTTAGAAGTATTTGCTTGTGTTCTTGAACGTGTGAGCTGTATTTCTCCGTTTTATTACCTGCATGACAAAATATCTCATGGCGTCCATTGCGTGGTCATGTGCCTTAACCACTTTGTCTTCACCCTTTTGACTGGCCTTGTCATCCCACACATAAGACGCGAACTCTTTGAACAGATTAGTTAGCCCAGGTGTGAACTTGATCTCACCAGAGTTCATAGCTGTTTGCGTTTCTCTAATGCCGTTTAGCACATCGTTATCAGCTTTAATCACTCGATACCGGCTTTCTCTCAACTTGGCAATGAATGAAGCCGCTGAAGGGTCAACAATCACTTCACAGCGTATGTCACCGACAAATTGGCTAAAATCCCGAGCGTATTCATCATCTGTCTTCTGTCTGCTGCTATGCCGTCCATCGTAGTAGTACTCTTTGAGGCAATACCAAACAGACCCGCATTTACCCCAAAGCAAGAAAGCTGTGGGGTTCTGTGTGCCATAGTCAACACTGACATAGTATCGGCTTGGCTGCTGGCTTGGATTGCTGACCATCTCGTCTTTATTGAAGTTGTCGTAGACAATTCCATCAGCCAGAACCCATTGTCCCAGAATGTATCGCTGGTAAAACACTCCTGAGTACATATGTTCGTACCTGTCAATAACTTCATCGCTCAGGCTCGGATTGTCTGTCATCACAAAGTGGAGACGCAATGCGCGTTTATCGTCTGCTTGATCAATCCAGTCAGTCTTGAACCAGTGATACGGGCCCTCTGGGTTCATATTGAACCAGTATTTGCCGCCAGTAACGGAAACACGCGCTGTCGCTTGATTGACAAACGACTGTGGCATGAGAGCTGCTTCATCAAAGAACATTCCGGCAAGTGTGATCCCTTGAATCAGATCTTGGCTGCTTTCATCTTTACCGTCGAATAAATAGTAGAGGTTGGTTCTTCCATCAAGGCTGATTTCCAGCATGTTTTCTGAACGCCGATCCACAACCGAGAATCCCACTTGTTGCAATGTTTGTTTGAGTGGCCTGATAACATTTCGACGCAATGATCCAATGGTTTTGCCGGCAATGCCAAATTGCTCGCGGTCAAACATAATCATGCTCCACAGAACATAGCTGATCGACATCGCAAACGTCTTTCCGGAACGCACAGCACCATCAGCAATGATTGTCTGCTTGTCTGGATAGCGGCGCCACCAGTTGATGATGTCTAACTGTTTCCCTTTGAATTGATCAATCGGAGTTGTCATTGACATCACCACCCTTTGGGATACTCTCATCAATTGCTGCCAAAAGCTTGTTCAGCCCTCCATCTTGGCCTTCTGGTGTGTGATAGGCGCTGGCCTTGGCTTCCATGATGTCAGCCTCAGCTTCAGACTTGCGAACATCGGCCTTAGTTTTCTCAATATCAGTAATAATCTTCGTTAGCTGAGCATTGAGCAGCTCATCATTACCAGGGTAACGCTTTAGCAATTCGCGTCCTGCTGCCATGCGGTCTTTGATGCTTGGCTCGTTTTCAACAGACTCTGCGCCATCCGGAGTGCTAACTATAATTGTCTCTTTTGCCTCTCCACGAAGTACTGTGGTGAAGTATTTAAGCACCTCAGCAGCCTTGGCAATCTTGTCAGATTCTAGGCGTTTCATGCGTTCGTCGATGGCAGCTTTAATGTTAGGTTTTGTTAGGTTTTCTGCACCGGCAAACCTAGCCGTTCTTTTGCTGTATCCTGCTTCTAGTGCCGCTTTGGTGGCATTGCTATCAGCAATATAAGAATCAACGAACTTCTTCTGTTTTGCTGTCAGTCGCATTACATATCACCACACCTCCCGCGCTTTTTCTTGTCTTCCTGAGCTTTCTTCTGAGCTTCCTCTTTGGCGAGTTTCCCGATGATTGAGGCCTCAGCCTTCGACATGTATCCGAATTTGGTCATCACCATTTGAGCCATGAAATCACCTCACACATAGTAAATGGCACGAGTATCATGATCGCTGTATTCGACCAGTTCAAACGTTTTGTGAGCAACCACGCCAATGTCATCAGTCCACTGATCGGTTGACTTGCGCGTTGATACTTGGCGCTGAACGAATCCGCCCAGGTCTTTGCTCATCTCTGAATGGAGATGCCCCGTAAACAGCTCGCGGTTCTGTGCTGTGCCTAACATGAAACCAAACTCGTCTAGGTATTTTGCAAGGTAGTTGTTCTTGCCCTTGTCACCATGAGTAGCACCAATGAAGTTGTGGCCTAACATTGCGCCTTTGTAATGCTTCAGTGATATATCCCAAGTGATGTTTGTCTGGTTGCTGTAGGCACGTTTCAATAGGCGTGCAAACATATATCCAACTGACGGATCATGATTGCCGGCACAATACATAACCTCACACTCATTGGCGTTCTTAATGATTGCTTCAATCAGTGTCTCGAAGTATTGCTCCATTTCGTTCACAGTCTCGCCTAGGTCGGTTGTTTCGAGCTGTGTGCCCTTTGCTGTGGTCGAGTTGATATTGTCCACGTGAGCTAGATCACCGCCCAGAATGAGCAATATCTTTGCATAGTGGCCGCGTTGAATGATTTCTAGTTGCCGTTTAAGAGATTCAGCATAGACGTCGAATGTGTGACCGTTGAAATGTGTGTCAAAAGCAGGAATGACAAGATAGCGATCTGATTCCACAAAAATAGGAGCCTTAGCTTGATACGGCTCCTTGTGTGTGATGATGTCATTCATCAATGATTCATATTGTTCAGCATCGACTAGCGGTCTGATTTGTATCTTGCTCTGGAAGAGCGTTGCTTCAGGTTTCTGCTTCCAGTAGTTGCTTGTGGCACGTACAAGCTCCCACTTAGTGTAATCATACCCGTGAGCTTCCAGAACCTCTCTAGGCGTCATTTTGTGACCCCTGACAACCTTTAGAATGGTTTCACTGGATTGCGTGCCGTCTGAATCGTATTCGTTCTTGACTGGTTTTTGGAACTCGATACCAAGCCGTTTTGCTTTGCCCTGAAGCGCGTCATAGCTAATTCCGAGCTTATCGGCCGTCTCTCGTCTGGTAAATCCTTCAGAGGCGAGCTTCCTAATACCACTGATTTGTTTATCTGTCCATTGCATCTACTCGCCTCCTGAAATATAATAATTGTGAGCCACATGCAATCATGTGCTGCTCTTTTCATTTTTATTCCTCAGGCTCTCGGACTCGTCCCCGAGAGCTTTTTTATGTGCCTATTATAAGTATTGTGTTACAATGACTTAGTGAGTTCATTCTCACACTTCAAAAGTGATTGGCCTTCGTTTTCCCAGAGCGAGGGCTTTTTTGTTGCACAAAAATAGCACCTCACCGTTTGGCGGAGTGCTCGGGTAATAAAAAGACGCCGTGGCGTATTAGTAAGAATACTGGAAACAATATATCATGTAACTATGCAACACTGTTTATAATCTTTTTTTGTTAATTCGTTGAATTTGCTGCATTTTTTTATCTACATCTACATTCGGCTTATTTGGTAAGTTGTGGCTGTTTAATTAGGCCACCATATCTTCAACCTTCGTAGTAAATTTATAGCGAATTTGATAGGTTACTCCTTCTGATTCTGCCAAAACAAAAATTGG